AGAAAGAGGTGATGCTCTTGCTTCTTTTGGTAAAAAAGAAATAGATACAGATGAAAGAACATCTGTAGAAAAGTATGATGACTTTTTAAAAACTACAGAAGTTATGGAAGCAGGTCAAACTGCAGATCAAAAAGCTGTAGCAGGAATAGATGATACATCAGTTACTGAATCAGTTAAAGATGTTTTAGGTAAAGAAGAAAAAGAAAAAAAAGAAGATAAAGAAGATAGTTTAGAAAAAAAATTAGCTAATATAGAAAAAGTTATAGATAAATTTGGTGGAAGTCCTACAGTTATTCCTCCTGGACAATTACCAGGTAGTAATATTAATGACAATATAAATCAACAACCTTTAGATATGGGACAAGTTCAAGCTAAAGCAGCACAAGCTGAATATTTAAAACCTTCTACTGTACCTAATGACAGAATTGCTTTACTATATGAAGACTTAAAAAAATATAACCTAATTTAGGAGAAAAAAATGGCAGGATCAGATATAAATGTAACTAGTGCTAATGCAGCAGTATTACATGCTAATGCATCATCTAGTGCATCTGAAACAATTACTTTATTTGCAGGACCAACAAGATTAAAAGGTTTTATTGTAGAACCTAGTTCAGAAATAGGTACTCTTTCTTGGAAAGATGATGGAGTAGTAAAATTTCAAACCACAACAGGTAATGTTGATGCTGGTTCTTCAACGGTACAATTAAATCTTCCAGCAGAAGGTATAAAATTTAAAACAAGTTTACAAGTTTCAACTACTATAGCAGGAGCTAATGTATCAACTACTAAAAGTCTAACAGCATTTTTTGCATAATGGAGAACTATGGCTTTATCAGGAACTTCTACATTTACTCTAACAGTAAATGATGTAATACAAGAAGCTTATGACAGAATAGGCGGTGATCCTATTTTAGGTTATGATGTAAGGTCAGCTAGACGTAGTATGAATATTATGTTTAGTGATTGGGCTAACAGAGGTTATAACCAATGGACTGTAGAATATAAAACTTTAGCAGTTACTACAGGAACTACAGAATATACTTTAGATTATGATACAGTAGATATCATTAATGCAAATCTTCAAATAAGTGATGGAAGCGAATATGCAATGACAGCTTTAGGTCTTAATGACTATGCTGCTATTTCAAATAAAACTACTCAATCTAGACCTACACAATATTATTTACAAAGATTAAATACTCCTGTACTTAAAATTTATCCAGCTCCTGATCAAAATTATACTATTACTTATTATCGTATGAGAAAAATAGAAGATATTACAGCTTCTACTGTAAGTGGTGTAGAACAAAATATAGATGTACCTTTTAGAGCTTTCGAGTGCATGTGCGCAGGACTTGCTTATTACCTTTCTAAAAAAAGAGTAGGAATTGCTCCAACACAACAACAAATGTTAAAAGTAGATTATGAAGAAGCTTATCAACGATTAGTCGCAGGTGATGGTACTCCTTCTACTAGAATTATACCAGTGATTAACAACAGCTTTTATTAATAATGGCTAAGGTTCCAGCTAGTACTAGACCTCATAGAGCACCTTCAAATAAATTTGCGGGAGGTAAATATGCATTAGCAATTTCTGATAGATCAGGTATGTCTTTTCCTTATCAAGAAATGGTATTTGAATGGACAGGAATGTTTGTTCATACTTCAGAGTGGGAACCTAAACAACCACAATTAGATTTAACTTATTTTACTGATGCACAAACTTTACAAAATGCTAGACCGCAAGCTAATATAAGTGCAACACAGGCAGCACGAACAGGAGGTGGATTACCTGGCTCTTATACAGGAGGTGTTCCTAATCAAGTAACTGCTTTACCTGGATTTGAAAATACTTCTGGTAATTCTGTATATGTTGGAGTTGCAACTATTCCAACTACTTGGTATACAAACAACACAAATTTGTTACAGATAGGATTAGGAAGTGTTACTGTTGTAACATGATAGAAAATAAAAAATTAAGTGTTATGATCGCAACACCTTGTTATGGCGGTTTACTTTCAGAAGGATATTTACATGGCATAATGAGTGTAACTCAATCTGCTGCTAAAAATAATTTTAAAGTTCATTTAAATACAATGGGAAATGAAAGTTTAATTACTAGAGCTAGAAATACTTTAGTAAGTCAATTTTTAGATTTAGATGATAAAGACCCTGATGCTTTTACTCATCTAATGTTTATTGATGCTGATATAGGATTTAATGGAGATGCTGTAACTAAAGTATTACAATCTGGTCATGATATAGCTTGTGGAGTATATCCTAGAAAATCTATTGATTGGGACAGTATACCTAAATTAATGGAAAAAAGTAAAGAACATTTAGAACAAAGAGCTTTAGGTTATAATTTAAATTTTGCAAATCCAGAAAATATTAAAGTAGAAAGAGGTTTTTCAGAAGTAATGGATGCTGCAACTGGATTTATGTGTATTAAAAAAGAAGTTTTTCGTAAAATGATTGAAGCTTATCCTAATCTTAAATATACTAGTGATCAAATTATTAATGGTAAAAGATATGGTAGTGACAATTGTTATGCACTTTTTGACTGTATTATTGATGAAAAAAGTAATAGATATCTATCAGAGGATTATGCTTTTTGTAGATTATGGCAAAAAATAGGTGGTAAAATACATGCTGATCTTCAAAGTCCTTTAACGCACTATGGAACTTATCCATTTGCAGGACATGTTTGGACTAAATTTAAAATTGACGACAACGTAGAGGTAGATAAAACAGATGGCAATGACATACAGCAGTCTTCAAAATGATATTAAAGTTTGGGCTGAAAATACAGGAATTGATTTTACTGCACAATTAGATACTTTTATTGATAATACTTTTTCTGCTTTAGAAAGAGATATAGACCCTATTGGATTTAATGAAAATGTAACTACTACAGCTATAGTAGGAGATAGATTTGTAAATCTTCCTACTGCTATTGAACCTATGTTATTTAATTATTTAACAATAACAGTTGGTTCTAATGTAAGTTATTTAGAATTAAAAACTTTAGCTTTCTGTCAAGAATACTGGCCTGATATATCATTACAAGGCCAACCTAAATATTTTGCTAATTTTGATGATGATAGAGTATATCTAGCACCTACTCCTGACACTGCTTATACTATAAAATTAGGATATCAAGGAAAAATTAATCCATTATCTAATACTAATACTACAAATTGGTACACTGAAAATATTCCAGATGTTTTATTATATGGATGTTTATCTCAAGCAAATCTCTTTACAAAGAACATAGAAGATTATACTATATACCAAAATTTGTATAATACAAGAGTTACTACCGTTAACAATGAAGCTCGGAGAAGAAGAAGAACCGATTATAAGTTTCCTGGTAGTCCTGTTGGTACAAACACATTAACTGGAGGACAATAATATGGCAATAATACAAGCGATATGCACAGTATTCAAACAAGACTTGATGTCGCCTGGTGGAAACCTTGCTGCTCAATCTTTGAAATGTGCACTATATACTAATGCGGCATCACTAGCAGCAAACACAACAGTTTACATAACAGGAAACGAAGTATCTGATTCAGGAACTAACTACATTATTGGTGGAAATACATTAACTAATGTAGCTATCACTGTAGATGGAACTACTGCAATTTTTGATGCTGATAATGTTACATTTCCAAATGCAACAATTTCTGCTCAAGCTGCTTTACTGTACAATGCAAATAATGCTAATTCTGCAATTGCAGTTTTAGACTTTGGAGGAGTTAAAACTTCTACAAATGGAACTTTTGAATTACAGTTTCCAACTGCTAACTCGACTGCTGGTTTAATCAGAATAGCATAAGGAGAAAATCCTTATGAGTGCTAGTGTAGGATATGGAAGACTAGGCTATAATGTAGGTGCATGGAATACATCTCCTGATACCGTTGCTGTAATTAATAGTCAACTAATTCAATCATCACTTAATTGGGGTGAAGGTTGGGGTAGAGAATCATGGAGTGAAGGTGCCTGGAATAGTCCTATCGGATTAGTACTTGTAGGTAATGGTGCAATATTTTCTACTACAGGTCAACAAGCAACTATTTCTTTAGCTAATGTAATTACAACAGCTGCTACTACAAATCTTATTACAGGTCAACAATCAAATATTTCTTTAGCTAATGTAATTACAACAGCTGATACTATAAATTTAATTACAGGTCAACAAGCAACAGGATATATTGGAACTTATTCAATAGCAGCCGATGGAACTATGACTATTGTAGTTCCTGAATTTACAATGACTTCTAGTTTAGGTAATGTTACAACTGGAACCGCTAATACTATGGATATAGTTGGCCAAGGTTTAACATCTTCTTTATCTAATATTACAACAGACACTGAAAACTTTATTTCTATTACAGGAATTAATGCTAATGCTAATGTAATCTCTGTAGTAATCTCTAGTTCAGGATTTTTCTCTATAACTGGTCAAGAAATAACCATAAATTTAGCTACAATAATTCCTAATTCTAATAATAATATAAGTATGACAGGTCTTCAAGCTAATGTAATACCTGTAGATTTAAGATTTTGGGATCCAATTATTGATGCAAATACTGAAATTTGGACTAATATTTAGTGTACAAACTATGATAAACTTTGTATTATTTACAAAATTAAAATAATAAAGTATAAATAATTATGTCATCAACTTATACATCTAGATTAAAATTAGAAAGACAAACTTCAGGTGAAAACTCAGGTAACTGGGGTAACTTAGTAAATTACGTTTTAAACAGAATTGATAGTACAGTAAGAGGATATGTCGCTGTAAGTGTTGCAGGTTCTGCTAATGTAACTTTAATATCTAATACATCAACTACAAATACAGATGATTCAGCTACTGATGATCAAGTTCATAATAAAGTAATAGAATTAACTGGTACCTTAACAGGTGCTATTAATGTATTTACTGATGCTGTCGAAGGTGAATATACTATATTTAATAATACTTCAGGAGCTTATAGTTTAACTTTTGGAAATACAGGTCATGCTGCTAATGGAGTTGCTATTACTCAAGGAAGTAGAGCACTTATATATACAGATGGTTCTACTATGTATGATACACTTACAAGTGTAGCTTTAACAACTCCTAAAATTATTACAGGTATTAATGATGTTAATGGAAATGAATTAATTAAAGTAACAGCAACAAGTTCCGCTGTTAATGAAATCACTTTAGCAAATATGAGTACTGGAGCTAATCCAACTATTACTGCTTCAGGTGGTGATAGTAATGTTGGATTAAACTTAGTACCAAAAGGTACTGGTGTTTTACAGGGTTCAGGTTCAGCTTTAAAAATTGCAGGATTGGAAACTATGTGGGTTCCATCTTCAGCAATGTATGGTGCAACAACTAATCCAGCAGATGCACAACAAGTTGAAACAACAGCAACAAGACCTGATATGAAAGTATTAGATTTTGATGCTAGTACAGATGAATTTGCACAATTTTCAGTAGCATTCCCTAAATCATGGAATGAAGGAACAG